TTTTTTAAGCAAAGCGTTTAGGCAGTTCACAGTCGTCTGTTTATCGATCTTTGTCTGTAGCCTCACTGACTTTAAGTCAGCAGGTGTCTTGCGCTTTTTTAGGTAAGCAAGAATCTTCTTTTGTTCGTCAGTCATCCTATCCTCGCTATCTCTCTTTCTAAGTACCAAATAGCCTTCTTAAGATCTTCAACCTCTTTACCTTTTAAGCTCGCTCTCCAAACGTATTTCGTAGCATTACCAAGGTTGAAAGACATGTGCTCCGTGATCTCTATGCACTCTACGCCAGACGGATGAGACGTGTAATGCTTAGGATGGTTTACGTTGTCTTGAACCTCCCATTCATCAACAGCGCAACAATGTCCGCATCTTGGGCATTCAAAAGAATCTTTCATATTGTGGTCGCCACTCATGTGTTCTCCTGATTTAGCTTAGTTATTTCAGTCGTAGTCCTGTTACGATATCTACCACTTCGCCGCCCTCTGATATCCACGCCACCGGCTCTTGCTTTTCTTGGTGCGGCTTCTTGGGAGAGATGTCATCGCGCCGTCTCAATCGCATCTGTGCTTGCAGGTTAGGATTGTCAACCACTTCATAGACTTCTGAATCTTCAGATTCATATCTCACGACACGGAAATCCACTTCGTGAATCAGTTCACAATCACAGCACTGCATTAGATAACCTACAGGCTTGGGGCATACCCAGTCGCACCACCCGTCTTCCACTTCTTCCTGCGGCTTGCACTGAACCGCACCCCACACGCCAACCTCCCCAACTCTTGCTAGATCTGTCTCCAGTGCTTGTCGCAGGGCGTTAATCGCTTCCGAGTAGTAATCTTCATCACTAAATTCCATGCGAGCCACATCGTTTGCATCCTCCAACGCCTCCAGCGCCTGTTTCATAGCTTCTCTGCTCATATGTTTTTCCTTTTAATTGCTTCCTCAAGTGCTCTAGCAACATCAAGCCAACCACCACCTTCAAGAACGTCATCAATTGCATCAAATACTTCTTTATCAGTCAGCCCTACCCATTGCTTTGGTGCAGCGTAAAGCCTGTCGCCTAACTTTATGTCTTTAGCGTTATCCCATGCGACCATCGGCCTGCCTGTTTTCTCGAACAGGTAAACATGCGCTACATGTCCGTCATCCGTTGGTGTCTTTGCTGTTTTGTTTTCTCTCATGCCATATCCCCTCTATAAAGTTGCCAAGCATCGCTAAGTTCTTCCCTAGCAATCCTTACCCTAAGCCTCATATGGTCAAGATCATCAAGAAGAATTCTTAACTCGTTGGGATGAACCATCACATACGTTGTTTCGTCTGCTAGCTTTCTCAGTAGTGCGTAGGCTTTCTCTTTGTCTGTCATCAAAATTCCCCTTCTAAATTGCGAGGTCTAATTATTTGCTTGAGTTTTGCAACCTGCTCTAGTCCTTTAGTCTTATCTATTGTCATTTCTAGTCGCTGATAAAACGGAGGAGGAGCCTGCCTACACAAAGACCGAAACTGCAACACGTTAGGAGGTTTATCTGCTGGCAAGCACTCCATCGCGTAGGCCACGGCATGAGGGCTTGTAGAGAATCCAGATAATTCGTGCGCCCAGTTCTCCATAACCTCTTGGATGTTCATGTCTCGATACTGGTCGAGAAAAGCCTTTCCGTAGGTCATGGAAAGTTTCTTGAAGATCGCCTCGATAACTTGTATGTCCATGCCTTAGCCCTCCAGTAGATTGTTAGGCGTGATGTCCTTCTCATGCCTGTTTCTGCCAAAGATAATGTCTAAGGACTGCTTGTAATGATCTTCCTTCTTAAGATCGTCTGTAACCCAGTCAGCCTTGAATCCTTGCCAACCCCTAGCGCAGCACATTTGCAAAGCCTTCTCAAGCGTTAGGTTTGCAAGTCCAGCCTCTCGCCTAATACCTTTCAGCGCAGTTTCGGTAAGCGGTGACTTCTTGGCCTTTCTAATAGCAAGAAAGTCATCCCAAACAGATTCGCTAACGTCACTAGGACGAAGCGAGCTTGCCGAGCGTTGTTTTATATTTGGTTGTTGGTTGTTGGTTATTGGTTGTTGGTTATTGGTTGGTTGCACGGTCGTTGAACGGTCGTTAAACGGCTGTTGAACGTCCGTTGAACGCTTGTTCAACGCTCGTTTAGCGGCTGATGCTTTTCCAGCCTTGGAAGCGGCTTCCAATTGCTGGTGATAGTGGGCTATCTCCCTATCGCATCGTTTGTGATGCCAGCTTCCTTCCTCTAGCGTGAAGAACATGCCAAGCAGCCCCGATATGGCTTGTTCCTTATCGCGGCCATTGACCTTCATTGAAAGCTCGTGCAGTGAGTTTGGAAGCGGCTTTTCTGTGTCGTAGTAAAGCCAAAGTAACTTCATGTAGATGCCAACTTCTTCGTTGGTTAAGAACGAGGTGTCCTTAATGAAGTCACCAATATGGTGTTGGTAGTAGTGCATTGTCACCTTTCATCAAAGGTTGCCATCACTGAAGAAGCATTTGGCAGGCAGGTGATGAGGCTGCTTTTCGGGAGCTACCCTAGCCAATGCGGTAAAACAAATAAGAGTCTAAATCAGATTTCAATAACCTTGCAAGTCCAGCCTTCTTTTAACTTACCCCATCCATGCACCTCGATCTTCCATCCTGCTCGCAAGATAGCCGGAAGGTGTTCGCATTCTGTAATCTTCTTCACCCTGGCCGAGACGTTACCTCTCGAAGTTGTCTGAACTAAAAGCGTCTCCTCGTCTTTGAGACAGAGGATGTCACCTATCCCAAACAAGTCCTGCCTGATCCTGGCCCACGGGTTCCAGTGCTCGACGATCTGACAGACATAACCACGCTCACGAAGCGCAGCTAAGGATCGTTGCGTAGGACTTACCGACGAACGGCGTTTCTTTTTGGTATCAGCGGCAGAGATTGTCGTCACGATGACAGTCTTATGGGGTTGTTTCAGTCAATATACACCCATGCAAACGAACTTATTAACCCGCTCTTCTAAGGAGACCTCCATGAGCGATTTCGAGATTCTCTCGGCTGACTTCTCAGCAACTTCCGTCAAAGTAGTTGCCCATACAACGAAAGCGCAGCAGCGCATTTGGGGCGGTGTTTCTTGCGAAATACCAAAGTCAAAACTTCCTGAGTTTTACGACATGATGCTTGAAGAGGGTTTCAGCGTCGATTTCTAACAACCAGGGGCTTCGGTCCCTACAGGAGCCAACATGAAAATCATACTCACACAAGAGCAGTTAGAAAAAATCCTAAAAGAATATTTCGACAACGACTACAACATCAAGATCAACGAGATTGTATTTGCAGCTAACGTAGAACAGTTCTGCACGATCTACACAAAGGAAACACCATGAGCGTTGACTACGATGCTTGGCTAGACAGAAAACTTTACGAATACGACAGAGAGAGGGAACAGAATGACTACCAACAACAGTTGGAACAACAGGAGTACGAACTTGACGAAGTACAAACCGACGAGGAGCGACTGGATCTTATGCACAGCATTGGGAATATTTTACGGAACGCTGCTCTACCTGTTCATCAAATAAAGGAGCCAAACATGAAATTCAACGAACTTAGAAAGATCAACGTAACCGAGAAGGTCGAGAAGAAAAACGGACTTTCTTACCTCTCGTGGGCCTGGGCTGTAGATACATTGTTGCAACACGATCCTACGGCTACATGGGAGTACAAGCCCCATCAGATGTGGGGCGATACGGTGATGGTGTTTTGTGAGGTCAAAGCATTTGGCGTATCTCGCACTGCACAACTGCCTGTTATGGATCACCGTAACAAAGCGATCTCTGAGCCAGATGCTTTCCAAGTCAACACTGCTATGCAAAGGTGTCTAGCTAAAGCTATCTCGCTCCACGGTATCGGGCTCTACATATACGCTGGAGAGGATCTACCAGATGAAGATAAGCCTTCCGTAGACGAACACATAAAAACGCTATCAGAGGCGAAAACAGTTGACGACCTGAAAGCAGCATTCACAGGCGCGTACAAGGTCTTTAAGAACGATCCTGAGGCTATCAAACAAATCGACGCAGCTAAGGAACAGCGCAAGAAAGAACTGACGGAGATCAAATGAGTCAGATTCTCTCTATTGCCAAGCAATCTGGGGTTCTCATCTCACACCGAGATGAGTTCCTGAAGTCGGTAGAAAAGTTTGGGCGGTTGATGCTCAACAAGTCTAAACCGCTAACGCCAACACAAACGGCTTATCTAACCGCGCTCGACGACTGGATGTCACTCAACGATTTGGCTAACAAGTTTGGATGCACACCACAGAATGCCTTGAAGATGATCCGAGCCCTAGAAGCTCGCAAGTTGGTAACGAAAGAAAAACTCTACAGGCAAGCCTGGGCTTACTACTACAAAAGAAAATGAACCTGAACACATTTGAAGAAGGACTGCTGGACTCAATCCAGACAGAGCGATGCAAGAAACTGCTCTGGTCTGTCATCCAACTAGCAGTCGATGATGCCTGCAAAGCACCCTATAAAACTAGGCCGACAGACGACACGATTACCGCACTTAGGTTCCTATTCGGAGACCTCCACGAGTCAGGGCTCGACAATTATCTGTTGTGGCTTGACGTTGACAGCAAAGAATTCAAGAGACGCATGGTCAATGCCATGTACTCAGAGCGTCACGATAAGTTCACTGACTTCGAGAGACGAGCCTTTCGAGCTAACTACAACTGGTATCTGAGAAATGAGATCAATACTGACAACTGAAACTGACCGTAGGAGGGTCATAGAGGCCATAGAAGCCACTGAACTAGGCTACATGGTAACTATCTCCAAACCTCCACGTACAGCGGCTCAGAATCGGTTCTATTGGTCGATTCTGACAGCTTGTGCGGAACAACTAATGGGCCAGCAATACACACAAGACATCTGGCACGAGTGGGCTAAGACAAGGTTTCTTCCGTCTCGTGTTGTTGAACTTCCTGGAGGTATCGTAAAAGAGATCGAGCCTTCTACCGCTTCGCTTACTGTCTCGGAGTTTTCTGATCTCGTAGAGCAACTCCTCCAGTACGCAATTGAGAAGGGACTGGTTTGGACGGACGAGATGAAAGACGCTGAACTTGACTTGAGGAAGATCAATGTACACCAACAAAAAGTTGCTTGAGGCTTGCAGGCATCTGCCTTGCGGATTTTGTTTCTGTGAAGATGGAACTGTAGTCGCTGCTCATAGAAATCAAGGAAAAGGCATGGGCATCAAAGTCTCTGATGCTTTAGTAGCATCTTTGTGTTTCAAATGCCACGCATACTTAGATCAAGGGAAAGAAATGTCTCGTGAGGAACGTCGAGACTTCTGGAACCAGGCATACATAAACACAATGCAAGCAATGATTGAACGAGGGATATTAAAGGTGCAACATGGAACAAAGAACTGATGATTGGTTTAAGGCAAGATTAGGCCACCTAACCGCTAGCAGAGCTTCAGACGCGCTTGCGAAACCTGGTACGGCTACACGTAGGAACTACCAGATTCAACTCGTTACAGAACGTCTGACGGGCCTACAAAGTGATTCTTATACAAATACTTATATGCAATGGGGTACGGAACAAGAGCACGTTGCCAGAGCAGCCTACGAAGTCCACACAGGCCATTTCGTCGAGCAGACAGGGTTTCATACCCACAAGTCGATAAAGTGGCTTGGAGCGAGTCCTGATGGGTTTGCAGGCTCAGGTCTGATCGAGATCAAGTGCCCTAACTCAAACACCCATGTCGATTATTTACTAGCTAAGGAGGTTCCCACTAAATACAAGCCACAAATGCTTACTCAAATGCTCGTAACAGGTAGGACTTGGTGCGACTTTGTGTCGTTCGACCCAAGACTTCCTGAACATCTACAGTTATTCGTCGTTCGTTACGAGCCTAAACAGGAAGAGCTAACCAAGATCGAGGCTGATCTAGTTGCCTTTCTCAACGAAGTTAATCAAATGGAAAAATCGCTATGCCAAAAGAACTAACAGGATCAATCAGCAAGAACAAGAAGAAAGAGAAAGACGTACACCCAGACTACCGAGGTTCAGCAATGATTGGCGGGGTTGAATACTGGATCTCAGGATGGGTTAACGAGGGTTCCGACGGAAAGTATCTGGGGCTAAAGTTCCAGCAGAAAGACGGGGAAGTAAGATCAACCAAAGTCGATGACGACGATTCAGTGCCATTTTGATATGTTAAGCGTACACCACCAAACCATGCTGA